ATAATATAACAAAAGGAGAAATATATGTCTACTAATTTAAAACTATACAAAGAAGAAAATCAAGACGAAAGTCAAAAAGAAATTTCAAAAGAGGAATATGCTGTAAGCTATCTTAAATCTATGATTGCCGTTGAACAGGCCATGGAACCATACAAAGAACAAAAGAAAGAATTACGAAAAGAATATATTGAAAATGGCTGGCTTACCCGTCAAGATATCTGGAATGCAATAAAGGCTCTTCGTTTATATGAACAAGATACCGATATGGATGATTTGAATGACATGTTTGAAACAATAGAAAAACAATTTGGAAGCAAGAATGAGCTTTAAACCTTTCAATAGACATCTACTCATGATACCGGTAGAAAAAGAAGAATCTGAACAATCAACAACCATTCTTTTACCCGATGATTATACTAAAATTAAAACTCCATATGAAATATATGAGATTGCAGACGTGGCTTCTGATTGTGAGAAAATTTGTGAGACAAATATCGGTCAACAAGCACTTGTTAATAATTCGATGGTTGAAGAAATTAAAGTTCGTGGACAAACATACTATTTACTTTTAGAGAATTACATCTATGGTGTATTTGGAGGATGAATAATGGCAAAATTGACTCTAAAGGAATTAAAAGGTTTGATTCGTAAAGCTGACGATGGTAAAATATTTTTAACGGAATCATCGTACAATAGAATTCGGAGCCACATTGAGGAAGGCGCCGCTTTTGTCATCATGACGTCTGATCGACATGAACGAAGCGGAAAAGAAAATAGATTAATGTATCAACAACTGAAACAAGACTTTAAAAATGCTGGATACCCTTTTACTGAAATAAAAGGCGGCTTCAAAGAAACAACAAAAACAGTTCAAGATCCTGAAACGGGTGAAACAAAACAAGTTGCTTTAGAAGAGCCGATTCAAGTCACGGAAGATACCATTTTGGTGACAATTGATTTTAGACCAGATATTGGAATTGAAACAACTGGCGCCGATCTCTTAAGTTTTGCTGCAGAAATGTCTAAAAAATATAACCAAGAAGCTTTTATCTTTGGAGAACCAGTAACTACTTCGTCTGGTAAACAATTTCAATACATCCGTGCTTATGATCAAAGTGGAAACACAATCAATGAACCGTGGGCTGGTCCATGGAGTTCTGTTGAAACAGTAGAAGGAGATGCAGATTTTTGGTCAAGAGTCAAAGGCAAACATTTCCAACTCAAAGAACGAAAGAAAACTTCTCAACCACGCTCTTGGATAGAAGCACTGAAGAAAAGCAGATCAGGCGAAACTTGGTAGAAAGGAGAATAAAACAAATGCATAATTATACACTAAGAAAAGGAAATGAAGGCCAAGAAGTAAAAAGACTTCAGAAACGTCTTTTAACACGGCCAATCGATGGTAAGTTCGGCCCAAAAACAGAAAAAGCCGTCAAAGATTGTCAACAAAACAATAACTTGACAGTCGACGGTATAGCTGGCCCACAAACATTAGGTCATCTAGGGATCGAAGTACTTTACGGTCTCGATGTTAGTGCATGGAATGGCAGCAGAATTAATTGGGCAAAAGTAAGCAAAACAAATGTTAAATTTTGCTGGGTTAAAGTTTCAGAGGGAGAAACACATGTAAATCGTGGATTTGCTGATAAATTTCAAGGTGCAAGAGACAATGGTTTAGCTGTTGGGGGTTATCACTTTGGTCGACCAGATCATAATAAGTATGACGATCCCCTTGTTGATGCAGAAAAAGAAGCGACTCATTTTTTAAAGACGGTTTCCAAAGTTGGTGTACAGTCTGGCGATCTTTTACCTGTCTTAGACGTTGAAAAAGGCATGAAAACCGATGACCAATACAATGTGGATTGGTGCTTAAAATGGCTTGAAGAGGTCGAGAAAGAGCTTGGTGTTAAGCCTATTGTTTATAGCGCTAAATGGGCATGGGATCTTTATCTAAGAAAAGCAAACAAGACGGACTTAGAAAAGTTAACAGAATATCCAATTTGGTGGGCTTCCTACAATAAAGGTGTCGAGCCAAAAAGAAATGTTCGAGGCTGGACAGAATGGGATGTTTGGCAGCATGGAAGTAAGGGAGTTATATCTGGAATTCCAGGAAAAGTTGACGTAAACTGGATGGCAGGTGGTCAGCTATCAAACTTAACAGTGCTCTAAAGATTTTATGAAAGATTGTTTTTATTTCGATAAGATCATCGTTGGTGGCACCTTGAATGCTTTTTTCTATAGCTATAAAAACAATTTGCCTTTAATAATTAACAAATTATGTCCGCCACATCGTTTTAAGCCAGAGGAAAAACAAGTTTGGAATAAATTATATTTTTTACTATCCCTTGCAGGACTCAATACGCTAGGTGATAAAGTTGATTCTATGCGAGTTGATGAAAAACAATTAGTAATAACAACGAATGAGCTTAAAGTAATTAAAATACAGTTTAATGAACTTATAATATTTGACGATCAGTCAATATCTGGTCTCCCATTACCGTTAAAAGAAGAAAATGAATACATGGTTTTAGATTGGATGGTTGCTAAACCATGTGCTGAACACGATAAAGAACATATAGCTACCGATGATAAGTTTGTAAAAGATATATATTTTTACCCAACAGACAGATTAGACGGCAATCACGCAAGCATAAAAGATTTGGTGGCAGTTTCTTACCTGACAAAAGAACAATTAAAGGATTTTGATTACTCAGATACTTATGCTAGATTTAAGACGGAAAAAATCTTAAAAAAAGAAGGTTTAACCGGCAGGAAAAATGGATTTTAAAACGGCAAACAAGTAACTTATGCGTTGCGGCTTGAAGTTAAAAAAAGAGAAATAAGAAAATTAAAAATGAATGTATATAAAAATACAAACAATATAAAATTTAAATATAAAGATGAGTTAAAAAATAAAGTTTCTCTTTGTTCTTACGCGAACACACTTAATAATGTATTAAACGTTTTATAATGGAAAAAGGTTCACAAAACTCACATTCTTTTCATTTGGCTGGAATTATTCCAGTTGCTGGCCAAAAACTAGATTTTAATTTTCCCTGGCACGATTGTTTGCAGCCAATTGGTAAAAATTATTTAGCAATTGAAAGAGCAGTTTTAGAATGTGCATATGCAGGATGTGAAACAATATGGATTGTTTGTCATGACGACATGCAGCCATTAATTAAATATCGTTTAGGAGAATATATATTAGATCCTATTTTTTTACAAAGAAAAAGATTTAGTTCCGATGGAGAACAACATGAAATTCCAATATACTACGTGCCAATACATCCAAAGGATAGAGATAAAAGAGATTGTTTAGGCTGGAGTGTTTTGTATGGTGCATTAACTGCTTATTGGTTAAGTAAAACAATTAGCAAGTGGCTTATACCGGATAGATTTTATGCAGCTTTTCCTTATGGACTATATGATCCAAAGTTAATACAGCCTTACAGAAAACAAATATCTAGCAAAACTCCATTTTATATTGAATATTCCAATCAAAATATTAAAGACAATCAGTATTTAGGATTTACATTTGGGAGAGTTTTTTGGGTACGATACCGATAGAATACCCATTGAAGAAAGATGGTCCGCTCGCTTTTTTGAGCTTGACAAAGTTTTTAAACATGTTAATATAGATGGTGCCAATACATTAAAGGTGCCTTGGTATTACAAGATCGATAGCTGGGAGGGTCTTTGTAATTTTTTTAGATCTAAAGAGTGTAAAACACTTGACAAGCCTTATGAGATAGGATATCATAGATTTAACCCAGTTGGAACAGACAACTATGAAGAAAACTAATATACCTTTTGTTAATCTACACGCACACAGCGTAGCTGGGTCGCCATTTGACGGCTTAGGATATCCGCAAGAACACATGGATTTTGCTTATGAAAATGGTTGTGATGCACTAGCTTTAACAGATCATGGTAATATGAATGGCATGGCCTATCAAGTGTTACATGCTAAAAAAATGCAGAAAGAGGGCAAAAACTTTAAACCAATTTTTGGTGTCGAAGCATATTTTTTGCCTAGTTTAGATAAGTGGAGAAAAGAACGCGACAAAGCAAAAGCTGATAAAAAGAATAAGATCAAAGAAGAAACACAATCAGGCATAACGATTGAAGATGAAGCTTCATCTAAAAAGGCTCTAAAAAACATTCTTAACCGTCGTAGACATATTATCCTTTTGGCCCAAAATCAAACTGGTTTGAAAAATATATTTCAATTGGTGTCAAAATCTTTTTTAAAGGAAAACTTTTACAGGTTCCCTAGAATTGATTATCGATTGCTTAAAGAACACAACGAAGGTGTAATTGCTGCCTCTGCATGCCTCGGCGGCATATATGCCGGAAATTATTGGGAGAATAAAGAATACGGTGAAGATGTTGTCATCGAAGTTATGCGAGAAACCACTCGTAAAATGCTGGAAATTTTCAAAGACCGTTGGTACGGAGAGCTTCAATGGAATAACATCCCAGATCAACACAGGTTAAATAAATATATAATTCAACTTCATTATGAATTTGGTATACCCTTAATCTCAACTGCTGATAGCCATTATCCTAATCCAAACGCCTGGAAAGATCGAGAATTATATAGGAAATTGGGATGGCTTGGCAAGGGCTCTTTACCGGATTGGGCAACAACAGAATTACCCGAAGGTATAGAAGAAATCGGGTATGAACTATATCCTAAAAACGGCGACGAAATGTGGGAGTCATATAAATCATATTCTAAGAAATGTGGTGTAGAATATGATGATGAGTTAATCAGACAGTCTATCGAAGAAACATACAATATTGCTCATAATAGAATAGAAGACTTCTCACCAGATAATAAAGTTAGACTACCAGATTTTGTTGTACCGGCTGGAATGACAGCAACTCAGGCATTGACTAGAATTTGTATTGATCGACTAAGGGCGAAAGAGCTTCATCACAATGAAGAATATATTGTCCGCTTGAAAGAGGAATTAGAAGTCATCGATGATCGAGGCTTTAGTAAATATTTTCTTACAATGAATGCAATTGCCGACAAGGCGAACAAAATTCAATTGACCGGTCCAGGCCGCGGCTCGGCTGCTGGATCGTTAGTTGCGTACGTCCTTGGAATTACACAAATAAATCCAATTAAGTATAACCTTCTTTTTTCAAGATTTCTTCGGAGAGATACGGAAGACTATCCAGATATTGATTATGATGTTTCGGATCCAATGGAGCTGAAAGAATTATTAATTAAAGAATGGGGCCGCGACACTGTGGTACCAATTTCTAACTTTAATACTTTGCAGCTCCGTTCTTTGATTAAAGATATTTCAAAACTTTATGGGGTGCCGTTTACAGAAGTTAATCCTGTAACATCGCGAATGATGAAAGAGGCGATGCCGCTGGCAAAGAAGAAACACGAAATAAAATCAGGAGTTTATGTACCAACATTCGAAGAAGTGATGGAATATTCAGATTCACTTAAGAAATTCTTGGCCAAATATCCGCAGATTGCGAACCATATTAATGTTTTATATGGGCAAACACGCTCTGTGTCTAGACATGCAGGCGGAGTTGTGATTGGAGAAAACCTTGATAAGTATATGCCTTTGATTAATAGTGGAGGAGTTACACAAACTCCTTGGTCTGAAGGACAAAATGTTCGACAGTTAGAACCTATGGGTTTTATTAAATTTGATATTCTTGGATTATCTACCCTCAAGATGATCGAAGGCGCTATTAGTCACATATTAAAACGACATCATGGCATTGTAAATCCGACATTTGAAGAAATACAAGAGTATTATGATAATAAGTTACATCCAGATAAGCTTAATTTGAAAGATCAGAAGGTATACACAAACGTATTCCACAAAGGTAAATGGGCAGGAATATTCCAGTTTACAGAAGCGGGAGCACAAAAGTTTTGTCAAAAAGCAGAACCAAAGAATATAATTAACATTGCTGCCATCACTGCTATTTATCGTCCAGGTCCTTTAAGTGCTGATGTGGATAAATTATATGTTGAGGCCAAGAATAGCCCAGGCAAGATAAAATATGGTAATGACATTGTAAAGGATATTACAAAAGAAACATATGGTTTTCTCATTTTCCAGGAACAAATTGCCTTGCTAGCACATAAACTTGGTAAAGATTTTAGTTTAGATGAGGGCAACAAACTCCGCAAACTTTTAACTAAAAAAGGAACTGGCGAGGTTGTAGAGCAGAAGAACAAATTAAAAGTTAAGTTTGTTGAAGGTTGCGCTGAAAAAGGCCTATCTAAAGATTGGGCAAACAAAATGTGGCAAAAGTTTGAGTTCTTTTCAGGGTACGGTTTTAATAAGTCGCATGCAGTATCTTATTCAATTATTTCATATCAGTGTGCTTGGTTATTTAATTATTATCCTGCTGAGTGGATAGCCGCATTCTTGGATAAAGAACCAGAAAGTAGGAAAGAAAAAGCAATTAGTTTAGCAGAGAAATTTGGTTTTAAAATTCAACGAGTTGATATTAATAATTCTGGAGTAGTGTGGGAAATCGACCAAGATAATAAAACTCTTATACTGAAGAAATTATTTATTCTAAATTAAACAAAAAAGCTCTTGATGCCCTAACAAGAAGCGGTGCTGTTGGTAGCTTAGTCGATGAACGCTTTTCTGGCCTCAAACACTTTTGGTCAGCCGTTGTCGTTGATAGGCCAAAAAGCCTCAAAAAGCTCAATGAAAATGTTGAGCTTTATAAACCAGAGGGAAACTTTTCTAGTGAAGAAATGATTGAAAACTTGGTATCGTTAACTGGAGTGTTTCCAATGAACTTGGTACTAAATGAAAGTGTCGTACAACAATTAAGTGAATATTATATACCGCCTTTGGGAGAATGGGACAATGATCTTGGGGTTGCTTGGTTTGTCCCAAGAGAAGTAGTTGAAAACAAAACCAAAAATGGCAGTACCTACTGGATAGTGAGAGTTATCGATGACACTTCAGCAACCAACAGTATTAAATGTTGGGGGGTTAACTCAAAGAAAGATAAAATACACCTAAATCAGCCATACATAGCTAGATTAGATTATGATCAAAATTGGGGCTTCAGTACAAGGTCAATTAAACACAATTTTAGACTTTTAAATCAAGGAGAGTAAGGTGAACATCAAAGTTTTTAGGATTAGAAAAGAGGCCAAGCTGCCCACTAGAGCATATAATTCTGACGCGGGGATGGATTTGTACTATTGTCCAAACGGAGACAAAAAACTATATGATTCTACACAAAATTATCATATACCACCGCGCTCTTCACGACTATTACCCACGGGAATAAAAGTAGAAGTGCCTCATGGACATATGCTAGAGGTCAAAAACAAATCTGGGATTGCTTCTAAACGTCAATTAATTGTTGGTGCCTGCGTAATAGATCCAGGATACGATGGCGAAGTATATATTAATCTGCACAATATTGGATATAAGACACAAATAGTTAAACCTGGCCACAAAATCGCTCAGGCCGTTTTGATTCCTATCGTGCACTGTGGAATTATGGAAGTGACCGAAGATAAATTAAACGAAGACACACTTCGGGGTACTGGTGCTTTCGGCTCCACGGGGAACAGATAATGGACCCTTCTTGTTCGTGGTTACAGACAAAAATATTCATAATTTCTAGCTTGATATTCATGCTTGTATATTGTATGATAAAAGACGAAAAATAATATGTCATCGTTAAAAAGAAAATTATCTAGAAAAAAAGCAAGCAAAGCAAAAAAAGAAGCTGAAAAAGAAATGGCAGCTAAAGTTGCATTATTTGGAAAGCTTCCTGATAAATGCTTGACTTGCGGCGAATTATTTGATAAAACTAACAAAGAAATGGTTACGATGTGGAGCGTTGTCGTACGTCAAAAAGAAGATATAGTACGGTTATATTGTCCAATCTGTTGGAAAAAGGCTCTTCAAATTATTGAAGAGTTTAAAGAACATCTTAAGGAAAAAAATGAATGATGATAATATAAACCACCCGAAACATTATAATATCAATTGGCAGGGTGAAAAAGCAATAGAAACGTATGATTATATTAATTCATGGAGAATGGGGTATGCCGAGGGAAACATCATTAAATATGTTTCTAGACACAAATACAAAGGCAAAGCTTTACAAGATCTTAAAAAGGCACGATGGTATCTAAATAAAATAATTGATGAATTGGAGAAAGATGAAAGCCGGTGATTTGATAAAACATAAGGAAGTTGGAAGGACTGGCATAATAGTGGACATTTTTACGTTTGATCATCGATGGGAAAAATATGCAAAAGTTTTATTTTCAGGTGAGTTGACTACATCAATAGCACCCCTTGAAATATTAAAAGATAATTGGGAGGTTATTAGTGAGATTTAAAGAAGTTTTAACATACGACGATGTACTATTAGTGCCTCAATATTCAGATATTGAAAGCAGAAGAGAGGTTGATATTGGAAATGAACTACATGAAAAAATACATTTAAAGTTGCCAATTATTTCTTCCCCCATGGACACAGTTACAGAATCAACCATGGCTTTGGCCATGAACGATGCAGGTGGCCTAGGAATAATTCATCGATATAATTCAATTGAAGAACAGGTAGGACAAGTAAAAAAAATAAAGAAAATACTAGGCGGCTGGGCAAGTGAGAAATCCTTTTTCTTGGCTGCAGCGGTTGGAATGACTGGTAATTACCGTGAACGAGCATCGGAATTAATTTCTTACGGCGCAAAAGTAATTTGCATTGATGTTGCACATGGGCACCACATATTAATGAAAAAGGCAATACAAACTTTAAAAAAAGATTATGAAAATGATATTCATATTATGGCTGGCAACGTAGCAACACTACGGGGATTTAATGATTTGGCAGATTGGGGGGCCGACAGTATACGTTGCAACATCGGCGGCGGCTCAATTTGTTCTACCAGAGTTCAAACTGGCCACGGTATTCCTGGTTTGCAAACTATTCTTGAGTGTTCCAGGTCAGACCGCAACGCGAAAATTATTGCCGATGGCGGCATCCGTTTTTCTGGTGATATTGTTAAAGCAATTGCAGCAGGAGCCGATTTCGTAATGCTTGGTTCACTGTTGGCAGGAACAGATGAATCTCCTGGAAATACAATTGTTAGCAAATTAAGTATAAAAAGAAAAGTTTATAGAGGAATGGCCAGCAAAGAAGCACAATTTGATTGGAAAGGAGAACATTCTTCAAATGAGGGTATATCTACAACGGTACCGTACAGAGGTCGAGTTAAAGATGTCTTAAAGGATCTTAGAGATGGAATTGTTTCTGGATTTTCTTATTCCGGTGCACGGACAATCAAAGAAATGCAGGCAACTGCTAAGTTCATTAAGCAAACGAATGCAGGCCTGGATGAAGGCAAAACTCATATATTGAGGCGGTATTAATGCCAAAATATGGAAATATAACAAAACAAATTTGTTTTGATAGCTTAGATAAAACTCATGCAGATTTAAAAATACGTTTGCACTACGATGATATCAAAATAAAAGAGTTTTTTAATGAAATCGTAACTGGATACTTAGAAAAAAATGAACACATCATGAATTTTATTGAAGAACTTAAAGAAAAAAAACAATTATCACAAAAGAAGCGAAATAAAATTAATCGCTCAAGCGCAAAGGCAAAAGAGACCGAAAGAAAATTTGCGTTAGATAAATCTGAGATCGAAAATATATTTGATATAATAGAAAAGGAGCAAGGTGTATGAATAAGTGTGCTATGGAATGCATTATGAACAACAATCAGTGTAGTGAAGAGAATTGTCGCATGTGGATTGAATATAAAGAAGACTTAAATTGTACTTTGATAGCAGTACACAACAACAAAGGCTCCATGAGTTTAGAGGAAGTTTCTAAAAGATTTGGCTTAAGTATTGTGAGAATTAAGCAAATACAAGATAAAGCTTTACAAAAATTAAGAAAAAATAATCCGTTATTGAAATGAAATACTATTTAATAATGTAGAAACGCCTATTTTAAGGAGAGGTATAATGAGTGACAATAAAAAGCAACTTTTAAATGAATCAACAGTGCGTCGTTTTATGGGTTTGGCAGGTATTGGTGCGCTGTCCAATAACTTTGTTGATGAAAAACAACTTAGCGAGGCCACGTTTGAGGTGCCCGATCCCGTCGACGTCGACGTTCCAGATGTTGGGGACATCGTGACAGAACAAGAAGAAGATGAGATGCCACCGATGCCAGGCGAAATGGCGGAACCCGGCCTTGAAGATGAAATGCCTTTGCCAGATGAAGAAATGGAAATGGAAGAAGAAGGAGAAGTAGAAGACGTTGATCTTTCCATGGAAGAAGCTGAAGTACTTATTTCTCTCGGTAGAAGACTAGAAGGCGAATTAGAGGGCGAAGAAGCTGAGCTAGAAGGAGAAGAACTGATGCCCCCAGAAACCGAAGTTGCCGAAGCGGGCTTGCCACCTAGTCCTGAAACTGCCATGGCCGAAGCTCTTATCAAAAAACTTACCTCGCGAGTTTCTAATCGAATAAAAAAAGAATATGTTGTCAATGAGGTAATGAAACGAGTTGCTGGCCGCCTTAAAGGGGCAACAAGTGCAAAAAGAAGAAAGAGATAAAAAAAGTTTTAAGTTTAAACTTCTTAACGAACAACCAACGCGGCCATTATCGCAATGGGCATGCCCACTACAAGAAAGTCAAGAAAAAATAGTTGACAAAATAACAGATATTTTGATACAACGTTTGTCAGATAAATGATAAAACAAAAACAGGAGTTTTATGGCTGAATTATTATGGTTTTTAGGCGGCGCACTGGTTTATCAAATGTTGATTAAAGTGCTTAGAATTTCTCAACTCTATATGTTTTTTCAAGAAATCCACACACATACATTGCTGATGCTCGAAAACGCTTCTCAAGACTTGGAGACTGCGGTACAATTAAAAATGGAAACATTAGAAGCTTCTGCCACTGAACAAAATCAAGTTAAATTAATTAATCATGCAGATAAACAAGTCGTCGAAACTTGGCGCGCCACAACAGTTGTTAAAATACAACAATTTGTTCCAAACGTTTTTAAATCTGCAATTAAATATGATAATTGGAATGAAATGAAAAAGTATCTTCGTGATATACTTAAATCATGAAGGAAAGCAACAAAGCGATCTTAGATTGGTTAAAAGATGAAGGCGCCATATCCACAGACGACAATCTAATCATGGCAGAAAAAGCATTTTTTGTAAATTCAGTTGTCAGGTGGTCTAAGGAACAAGTCGAAGGAGGAGCGATGAAGAAACCACAGATTGACAATTGTATGTTTATTTTAAGAAGATTTTTAAAAGGAAAGCTTGACCTTTGCTGGGATAATGGTATAATTAAAGTACAGGAAATCTCTTCCAAAAGGAGCAAAAAATGCAAGCAATAGCATGGCGAGTACAAACCGAAGATAAAGAAAAATTTAGTTATCGACTTCAAATCGATGGCATCAATGGAATTCGGGCACACAATCGAATCCTAAAAATCGTAGAACAATGGAATCCTTCGGGCGAAGGGTATTGTCCTAGAAACAATGAAGCTATACTATTTTTTTCACGGACTTTTGAAACGGTTCAATCTTGGATAAAATGGGCAAAACAATATCCTTATGAGCTTATAGAAGTAAAAAAAGATGGCACACCAAAGCCTATTAAATTAGGTACAGCGGCGCGCAAGCGGAAAAAAAGCACAAAAAGATCTTAAAAGGATTTTAAAATGTTCAATTGGCTTTTGATTACAGTTAATAAACGTTTATCGAAAAAATACGGCTGGCAGCCGATATGGTTCTTAAGAAAAAGCTTTGATAAAGTTTTAATTAAAAGAATTAAAGCATTTCAAAGAAAGAGTAAATTATTTCCAAGCGGGATCTGTGGGGGGAAAACATATCGCCTTATCTTATTAAAAGTCTTGCTAGGTATTAAACAAAGAAAACACTAATTATGACATGGTAGATATAAACAAATTAATTTCAAAGCATTATGTGAATTCAAACACTTTTCTAAAAATGATTCAAGAACAACTTTATGATACAAGAGAACGCTTGTTTGAAAAAGCCCCTCCACCCGAAACAGAAGTAAAAGAAGCGCGCGATATTGTTTTGAGGCTCCCCATATTTAGACTTTCAGAAAAGATGTGGGGCAAAGAAGGTACAGAAGACCGAGCCATCATAGAAAATATAATGTCCAAAATCATTGCTAAAGGTGACACTCTGGTAGAAAAAATACGCATCCTCAGTAATTTTATTGACAACCCTCCACAAACAAACGACATATCTGAAATTCTAAGTCACATTGTTTTTCTTGATACCTTAACAAACATTATGATACACTTTAACGCATCGGCTGCTGGCTTTACTTTTGAAGGTTTTTTGGCGGCATTGCTTGGCGGCATACAAATTCCTGCTGGAGGCGCAGCTGGTGTGCAAGACCTTATTAATAATGACAAAATGCCAATTAGTTTGAAACTTCTTACAGGCGAAGGCGGCGAAGGGAAAGCTGCTGTTGAGGGCAGTTTCAAAGATTTATGTGATCATTTTATCGACCCTGGCGACCTTCGACAAGATCCAGAAAGTGGACATTATCTTGGAGGCACTGCGGGCGCAGAAGGTCACATGACTTATGTTGTGGCCCTAAAATCATTCAGAGAGAAAGAAGTAGAAGCGGCTTTGGAGGGTGATAAACCACAAGTAATAAATTTTTATCAATTTGATTTTAATGCTTATAATTTTCTGGATTCAATGCGGTCAAACCCACATAACATGAAGTTGCTTTTACTACCAGAAGATCTGGCAGATGATCCGCGGGACGATCCTCCAACGACTGATGTAGAAGCTGGCGAAAAAGATTTATTGAATATTTTTAATCCCGAAGATTTAGAGGCTTTAACCAAGCCAGATAGAGAAACAATTAACAGAATCATTGCCAAGTATGATGCTGATACTGCAACAGAACTCCTTTCTAAAATGACCTTTCAAGATAAGCTTGATGGACGAGGCAATGTATACGGAAAAAAACTGGTCTTCACTGATACCGGCAAAGGAATGAAAACGCCTCGCATGCCCGGACGCACAATACAACAATTACCTTGGGAACCACCAAAAGGTTCTGAAAAGTTAAAAGTTGTTGGTGCTGTGAAGCATGATAAGTATTTAGATGTCGCAACGTCGATGGGGATATTGGAGCAAGCACTAGCAGAAAGCCCAGAAAAATTCTGGGGATATATTGCACGAACGCTAGGCTATGTACAAGGTGCTAGCGGTGTAACACAGTTTAACATATCAAGACAATATTACGAAGATAGAAGTTACGACAAACATGGAATGGGCTGGATTGGTGGAATTCCTGTTGGTAGAGCTGCAGTTAATGCGCTAGCTCAACAATATGTTGATGTGCTTAATCAAGAAATCTTTGATCTTTTTGAAAGAGTTGAAAATTTAACCAATCAGATCAATGGTTACTTTATCGGTGGTGACAAAATGCAAGGCCTCGCCGCCGCAGAAACTGCTGGCGAAATTGAAACTGGAACAAGAGAATATGTTAAAAAAGCGGAAGAAATTGAAAATCCCTAGTTAAAATATTAAATTTAAATGTTATAATATAATCGAACAAAGAGGTTAATGTGAGCAAAAAATATGAATCTAATTTAGAACTTCACAATAAAATTCTTAAAGGTGTAAAAACACTCACTGACAATGTAGCGTCAACATTAGGCCCACGAGGTAGAAGTGTTATTCTTTGTAAAAAAGGCCAAAGACCTATCGTCACCAAAGACGGGGTATCAGTTGCTAAATTTATAGAATTTGATGATCCATTTGAAAATGTTGGCGCGCAAATTATCAAACAAGCTGCTGCAAAAACTAATGCAGAAACAGGAGATGGCACAACGACATCTACTGTACTGGCGTACGCCATATTTGAAAAAGCACAAAAGTATTTAATTGCTGGTGCACCACCAATAGAATTAAAAAGAGGAATTGATAAGGCAGTAATCGAAATTGTTAAAAATTTAAAGGAAATGTCAAAACCAATTTCTTCCGAAGAAGACATTGCACATATTGCTACAATTTCTGCCAATGGCGATAAAACAATTGGAAAGCTTATCGCAACGGCAGTTGATTTAGCTGGAAAAGATGGCGCAATTACCATTGAAGAAGCTCGCTCAATTGAAACCAGCTTAGATATTGTAGAAGGCTTTCGTTTTAATTCTGGCTATTTAGCCTCCGCCTTTATCACAGATGAAAAACGTGGCGCTGTAAAATATGAAGATCCTTTGATTTTAGTAACAGACGAAAAGATTGAAACTGTTGATGAAATGATGCCAGTCTTGGAATTGATTTCTAGAGAAACAAGACCGGCCATTATCGTTGCAGATAACATTGACGGACAAGCACTTGCAGCACTTATTATGAATGCCGTTCGTGGCACGCTTCGTATTGCAGCGGTAAAAGCTCCTCGCTACGGAGAAGAAAGAAGAAATATTTTAAAGGATTTAGCACTTTCTGTTGGCGCAACTTTTATTACACGTTCTGATGATTTAAAACTGCGAGATATAAAATTAACAGATTTTGGCACAGCAAAAACATTTGAATGTACTAAAAATGAAACAACAATAGCCGGAGGTCGTGGAAAGTTAGTGAAGAAATGTACGAATGCGAGAAAATCCAAGACAGAATTACACGATTGGCTAGTGGCATCGCAGTAATCAGAGTTGGTGCAGCAACAGAAGTTGAAATGATAGAAAAGAGACACAGAATTGAAGATGCGCTAGAAGCAGTTAAGGCAGCACAACAAGAAGGAATTGTACCGGGCGGAGGTGTTGCTTTAATCCGCGCAAGTAAAAACCTAAATGTCAAAACGGATAATGAAGACCAAAAACTAGGAGTTAAGATAGTTTTAGAAGCAGTAAAAGCACCACTGCAACAAATGACTATTAATGCAGGAGAATCACCAGATTTAATTTTAGCTATAGTGGAAAATCAAGAAAATTCTTTTGGCGTGGATTTTATCTCTGGTGACGAAATTAACATGCTAGAACAAGGAGTTATAGATCCGGTAAAAGTGACGCGATGTGCATTACAAAACGCAGCATCGGTTGCATCAATTTTAATTACGACAAACCATGCTGTTATTGAAGTTTAGTCACTATTTATACATGAACAAGGGGACTTTCGATGCCTGAAAATTCTGCAGTTGCATTCGCTGAGATGTCTGGAAAGTTTGATCAAATAATGGACAAAATAGAAACCGTTAAGGAAAAACAAGAAGAAATGGCTGAAGATATTGGCAAAATTAAAGAGGCTGTTTACAATCCAGATCAGGGATTATATGCACGATTAAGAGAGTTGGAGTCTTGGAAAGATACCTCGTCACGCCTTATTTGGCTCATTATAACTTCTGTCAGCGCCCTAGCAGTTGCAACTATTTATAAATATTTTTTTTAAAAACAGTTGACAGAGACAATTCTTTGTGTTAGTCTATACTTAGAGGAATTTTATGAGTGAAAGTAGAGTTAGCATTACCCATTCGGTTGAACTTGCAAAAGTACCAGAAGCGGTAAGCGATTTAATTAATAAAGTATACAATTCAGATTATCGTTCATTATCTAAAGATTTCGATGAGCTATTAGTCTATTTAAATAAGCAAAATGAAAAACGAGCTATTGAAAAAATCGAAGACATACGAAAAAAGCTAATGAATATTGATTTTTGTATGAGCGATGGTAGCGGCATACTTTCATCGTACCAAGCACATCTAATTGGAACCAAAGAGGATAATAATGACACCGAATCCGTATGATTTAGTTTATTATCCAGCCGGAACAATGTTGATACAGTACAATAAAGAAGTTGAGGACATTGAAATTGATCCTCGAAAAACATATATTGGGCCTTCTCCGATAAAGTATAAGACATTAGAAAGGCCTATAAATGTTATTATACTAGAAAAAGTTTCTAGGGATAATTATTCAAAAATTTGGTTTGAAGGAGAAGAATGGTATGTTAAGGGGTAAAAAATATGATTAAATTAGTTGAAATTTGTGAATCGCTAAATGCTACAGTCGCTTCGCAGAAATCTTATATTTTAAGAGAAATATATGTAAATCCAAAACATATAATTTCTTTAAGAGAAGAAAATTCTTATAAACAAAAACTAGCTGAAGGTAAACTACCAGATGATTTAGACTCAAGGCAATGCTTTACAAGAGTCACTTTGGACAAAGGTCATACTGGCCTAGACGTTGTAGTAGTTGGCGCGCCAAGTCTCATTGAATCTAAGCTTAGTGAAGGGAAAAGAGAGTTGCTGCATGGATGAACATTATACAATCTGGATTAAAACTGATTGCTCTTTTTGTGTTAGTGCAAAAGACGAACTTTTTAGACAAAAAGTTGACCACACCATCAACATTATGGATACAAAACCAGAAGCCCTTGATAAATTAAAAAAATTATGGACCCATTCCACAGTCCCAATTATTGTTTACCGCGATAAGGTAGTAGAAGCTTTAATTGGCGGCTCCACCGACTTAAAAAAATGGTTTGATGAGAGAAACAATGATTGAATGTACTTTAGCGAATATAAAAAGATCCTTTTTAAATACAAATAAAACAAAAAATGGTCTATACTCCAGTTGTATGTTTTATGGGGTCAAGGGATTTGGTACTAAGGTGTGGGTTGTTATAGTTAATATTGATTTAGATTATGACAAGCATGATTCGGAAGGAAAAAGCCTAGAAGAAATTGCAAAGGAATGTGTAGAATATTTGAACGCTCCACCTAAAAGCAAATATGGTAAACGAAGAAAGCGAAAGCCCACATATGGCTCGTTTCACGATAAACCATATAGAGCCTATTTAAAAGAGAAAAACAGTAAAAAATATATACAGGCCATGTTGCTTGTCAGCGACAGAAAAAGAAGTTGTTTTTGGGGTGCAGGCGAAAAATTGTCTTTAAAAAGATGAGCAATGAAGAAGTTGCATATACGATTTCTGAAAATGAATATATTGACTATATGAATAAACTTTATCTGGACCAGCAAGTTGTCAATAATTTGCTTTTCGACGAACCTTATTTGTCTGGCAATATGACCATTAAAGCTTTACTGTGTGAACACTATACTACTTGTTATTATTTTGACCAAGCCTTAGAGGAGTTAGAAGATACTTTTATTGCCGAAGATGGAATGTTTTACTTGGATGATAAACAAGCCATACGTATTACATTTTTATTATTTACTTTGGCACAGACTAAAGAAGAATTGCTAAAAAATACGGTTTCATTATCTTTCCACTAATTAATTTTAGGGGGATAAAGGAATGAAAATGTTTTTAACTTTAATTATTTTTATTTTATTTTCTAGCATGGCTTTTGCCAAACCACCAAACGAAAAACGCTCAAAATTCTACGACTTCGATGAACAACTTATCAATGGCGAAATAAAAAAACCGACTGCGTTGTACACTAGTGCACGCGAAAAAGTAAGATTTGATCGTCTGCTGAGTTTGAAAAAATCCTTTTTGTCTAACCTCTTTGGGACACACAAGATGAAGATTTTTAAGTGATAATTATTAAATAAAATATATTTTTTTCTTTTTTAAATATTTGAACCATATGTATTAATAGAGGTGTGTAATTCAATACGCACTTTACCAAAAAATTAAAGCAATTTAAGATTTGGAGTACCATTTATTGGATTAATTTACGCGGAGAAGAAATAAGTGTCGAATGGGACAAAAGCCAAATATCTCACCTTTTTTATTTTTTTTAATTTCATATCATATTTCAGCATTCAACTACTTTTCACGGCCAGTAAATATAATTTTATAACAAGCTTTGATCACGTAATCCCATTTATTCCAGAATTCGTTTGGATTTATCATACTTTAATTCCAGTGATTCTCATAACAATGTTTAGTCTCATAACTAAGAAAAAAGTATTTTTATCTGCATTTGCAGCCTTTATGATTGCTACAGTCACACTAAGTGCATTTTATATTCTATTTCCTTCTTTTTATCCACGCGAATCTTTTGTTGACCTTTTATCCGTTTCTGGCTGGCTGCTTGAATTGACTCGAACCGTCGATGGAGCAAATAATACTTTTCCATCTGGCCACGTAACATTCTCATGGCTCCTAGCTTTTGTTGTTAGTGTGACACAATATGCAAAAAGCCGACCGTGGATTAAAACAGTTTATTATATTTGGGCAATTTTAATTACTATTTCAACGTTAGCTTTAAAGCAACATTTTATAGTAGATGTTTTATCTGGTGTGTTATTAGCCACTACGTGTTATTATTTGTCTAAAAAAATCATCTTTAAACGACCGCTAATAGCTAATTAGTATATGACCTTGACATACCCCGAGGAAATAAAACTCAACGGCAACAGACACATAATCAACAAGGTATTAAAAAAAAGAATCTCCCTAAAAATAAATAATTTTTCCTTACAAGAAGACTTTGTAAATAACTGTTCTTGCGTGTCTTTTGTATTAAAATGTAATGACGACAAAGAACAGCAAACATTTGACATTACTAATAAAGGTGCTGGAGTAGTTGATGCCGTATACACGGGAGTATTAGAAAAGTTTAAGGACAGATATATTTCATTGCAAGAAGTGGTGTTGCATGATTTTATAGTTACAGTTGACTTTAAAGGAAGCAAAACAATATTAAATACCGATGCTCCAGTAGAAGTAAAAATTGCTTTGTTAGGTACTTCATCGGCAAGAAATAAATTATATTTCAAAGCAAAGTCTAATTCTCTTGTGAGGTCTAGTATAGCGGCGGTTTGTAAAGCTATGGAATACTTAATTAATTCAGAATTAACAGCCATACAATTATATAAAGACATACAATCTGCAAACAAACGACAAAGAATAGACTTACGAGACATTTATGTCTCTCAGCTTTCAGCACTAGTAGAATTCGTTTCATATGCGGAAGTCATAGAAAGAAGCAAATAAATTATTTTTTTTTATTGACAAACTGGTTAAAATAGGTTACATTGGTTATATGAAAAGTACTAGTTATGATACAGGAAAAAGAAATGAAAAGCAATCTTGGGCAATACTTAAGAAGCTTGGATATATTAGACCAACAGCTCAACAACGTAAAAACATAACAGAAGCTTACGCAAAGAAAGGAAAGATAATTAAACCAAAAGGTTTCGATTTAGTAGAACTTTCAGAAAAAGAAACACTCAATGATGTTGATGTGTTATGTAAGACTATTGAAAAACTTACACTTTTTGAGTTGAAGACTGCTGGAAAAAATAGGCGAACTTCAATAAAAGAAAATTGGTCTGGTTTGGGATTTACTTTGACGGGCGCGGAAAAATATAATGAAAAAAGGCTTGACAAATTAAGCCCAATATACTATAATATGGATAGGATAGTGATAGAGGATAAAATGGTTGACAAAATTATTCAATACGAAAATGGCGAAATGAATGACGAAGAAATAATATCATTTTTTCAAGAACTCATTGACTCTGAATTAGTATGGAAGCTTCAAGGTCATTATGGCCGCACTGCAAAGTTTCTTATAGAAGAGGGACAATGTGTGCTACGTCGGTGATATGGTCAGCTATGATGGAAACATGTGGGATCATGTTGTCGGTATTGTGCTAGAAACCAAAGGACGAAAATGGGTAAAAGTACAATGGGCAGATGGTGTTATCCAGAATGAACACATAAAGGACTTAAAAATAGTTTCGAGAAGTCGATAGTTTACATGGCAGTCATATGGTTTAATTATATGACATTAATCAAACCTTCAATGATACTCCTGAAGGAAAACAAATTTCAGTTAAAAGGTATCTGGTGATGTGGCGCGACGAGAACAGCGGCTCGACTTCTCTAATTTTAACATAAGGAAAATATGAAAAAACTCAATGACAAAATTGTTTGTAAAGATGGATTTGTAATGAGCGTACAAGCAAACGAAGGCGCATATTGCAGTCCACGAGTTGACGATGCCGCAGAATATACCGCAGTCGAAGTTGGTTATCCAAGCGAGTCCGAACCTTTGTTGCTGGAATGGGCCGAGGATGCAACCGCTCTAACGAATACAGTTTACGGGTGGGTGCCTGCTTCAAGAATCTCTTTGGTGTGTGCTAAACACGGCGGTGTTATTTCTGGCGAATTGCCTGCTGGAGTGCCATACATCGAGGCTATATATGATAACTAATAAAGAATTGTTAAAAATACAAGTAAAGAGTCTTCAAAGTGCTTTACCAAAAAAAGTATTATTTCGAGGAGAAGATATTCCTCTCACCAAATTAGAAAAAATGGCATGCGGGCGCGCCATTTGGTATATCATACAAAAGGGCTGGGGCTTGGGAAGTGCTGTTGGTTGTGCAAGTGGATCTTTTAGCTGTTCTCCCTCGAAGGTAAGACGCAGCGTTGAACGAGTATTTCCAGAAAATTATTTTACTGAATTGGAAAAACAAAAGAACTACATATTGTATGATAAATTGAGGAATGGATATGAAAGTCGGTGACATGGTTGAACTTTCTGCTGCTGGACGAAATACAATGTATTGTCGGAGCATGCGAGGAAAAACTGGGATAGTGGTTGAAGTACGCTCAAAAAAAGAGCATATGTATCCTATCGTTGTAAACTGGATTGGCGTGGGAAATATAAAACTGTTAAGAGATAGTTTAAAATTCGTTTCTAAGGTCCAACGATGAAAATACGATTCAAGAAGAAAAGACTAATCATTTCAATAATTTGGGTTGCAGCTGCTTTCGTCTGTGCTCATTTTCTTGCCAAATTATTTCTATAAAAAGTTCTTGACAAGTGGCTTCAAATTTGAGATAATAGTTATAGATGATGGACAAAGGAAAAAATATGCTCAAAAGGTTTGAAAGTGCAAATCGTAACGGGAATCTTCTTTCCCAATGGGAAAAAGGTTTTATTGAAAGCTTGACTGAACAATTTAATAAACATGGTCGTCTTTCACCGAAACAGACTGAAATATTTGAGCGCATTGAAACGCAAAAATTATCTAAGACTGCACAAGAAGCTAGCCAGAAATGGGCTGCAAGCTACGATGATGAAAAACAGCGGATTGCTTTAATCTGCGCGAAATATTACCTCACAGCCGGATACTTTACTGCTCTGGCAATGAATATCGTTGAGGATACGTCTTTTGTGCCTTCCGAGAAAGCATGGAAGAAAATGTGCCAAAACAAGTACGCCTTGAAAGTTGTCGCAGCTTATGATACTGCTCCTAAATATACTGTTGGGTCTATTGTTGAATTCCGCGCTACTGCTGACTGGAGCATGAAAAATAAAGCCAGCGGCATGCCTTGCGTCGTTATTTCTTCTGGCGGATATGTTTTGAGCGCAGCCAAAGGCTCAAAACCATATAAAGTTTTACCATACGGCTCAGTACAAATGATTGAATGCGAAGAACGTCATATTAAAAAGGGTAAGAAAAGCCTAAAGAGAACAAAGAAAACGGACACTTACGATGATGTCCCGTTCTAAAGTACCAGAAGTAGGCGACTTAATTTCTTGGGTCGAAGACATTGGAATTGTTGAAGAAACTCGCGGCACGGATATAAAAGTACTTTGGCAAACACCTATCAAAAACGGATTCGATGATATTACAACTTGTTGGGTGGCGCAGCGCAGCGTAGAAATACTTTCGAGAGCATAAAAAAACAAAATACTTCTTGACAAACCCCCCAAAATTTGAGATAATAGATATAGAAACTCGAATCACGGAGAAAAAATGAGTTGGAATGGAACCGTTAGGTGTTCACATTGTTATCACAAAGGTCACAATCGTACAAGTTGTCCAGAACTGAAAGAACGTATGGAAGCGTGCCTTAGAGATAATCCAAACGACTGGCGCGCCAAAGAATATTTTGAAAAGAAAAAACGTACATGCGGTTACTGCAAAAAAACTGGTCACAACCGCAAAACGTGTACCGAGGCAAAGAAAGATAAACAACGGTTTATTGAAAAAAATGTAGAACTTCGTAAGGAAGCATTAAGTTGGCTCAAAAAGGCTGGACTTGGCATTGGCACACTTGTCAAATATAGCTACTGGTCTCACACACACTATGAGACACGGCAAGCCCTTGGGCTAGTGAAAAATATTCGATGGGACAACATTAAGGCGCAAGTTGGTCGACCCGAAATCACATTTTCTAACTCGACTATATCATTTTTGGATTGCGTACCAGTTAATTCTATGGATATGAGAGAACTTAGCACTCACTACACCGATGCGCTGGAAATTGTAAGCACTATTCCAAGTCAGTTAGTTGTAGCACAAGTACCACATGGTTGGCTAGCTAGTGCTGATGAACCAACTTTGAAAAATATTGAAGAGATGCTAAAGGAAGACGATATGCAATACACTCGTCGGCACACTCTAGGAATCAATACTTATTAATAAAAAAAACAAAATACTTCTTGACATTTCTGTCAAAATTTGAGATAATATATATAGAAACAATCGAAAAGGGATAGTTATAGTATGGCAATCGATTTTAAAAGCTTTCTTCAGTGCGCTCCTCACGTCATTAACGTTCGCAAACCTATTCTGATTCGCGGTCGTCATGGCGTTGGCAAGAGCGAGGTTGTTTACCAGATTGCCAAGCAAATGGAATTGCCCGTCGTTGAACGACGCGCATCTCAGATGACTGAGGGCGATCTTCTTGGCATGCCTTCGCCTGAAATGGTTGAGATTAACGGCGAACAGGCATCTGTTTTTCGACCGTTTTCGTGGTTCATTCAAGCATGCACCGAGCCTGTAGTCTTATTCTTGGATGAAGTTGACCGTGCTACTACTGAGGTACGTCAAGGCATCTTTGAATTGACCGACTCGCGTAAGCTTGCAGGGTGGTCTTTACACGATGATACTATTGTTGTTGCTGCTGTCAATGGTGGTGAGCATGGCGACCAGTATCAGGTTAACGAAATGGACCCTGCGGAGCTTGACCGCTACACGGTATTTGATGTGGAACCTTCTGTCGAAGATTGGTTGGGCTGGGCAAAAGACAACGTTGAAGGTATTATTTGGGACTTCATTAACCACAACCGTGCCCATTTGGAGCATGCGAGCGATTACGAACCCAACAAGATTTATCCGTCTCGTCGTTCTTGGAAACGTCTAAACGATTGTCTCGTTGCTGCTTGTTTGTTGGAAGATGCTTCTCCGGTTCTTTTCAATCTTGCAACGGCATTTGTCGGTTTTGAGGCGGCGGTTTCGTTAAATGATTTTATCAAGAATTATGAACGTCAAGTAACGGTCGAAGATATTCTCGTTAAAGGCGACATTGACAAGACTAATACCTTTGACATTAATGAACACAACGCTTTGGTTGAGAAAATGGAGGCTACTGAAATTTTCAATGAGGTGTTAGAAGCTGAACAAATTCAGAACCTTGCTAACTACTTCGTTTCGTTGCCTAGTGAATGTGCTATGAAATTGTGGACGGTTCTGGGTACTGGTGCTCTGGATAATACTACTGCGCTTCACCAGTCTTCGTCTCAAGACGGCAAGACAATTGCTAGTCACATGGTTGAGCTTCTTACTGGAAATGCAGCAGAATAAGCATTATTCTGGAGACAAAAGATGGAGCAACAAAAAAGTTGTTCCATCTCCATTTTCTTCTTGACAAAGCGCGCGTTATATGAGATAATATACTTATGACTGAGACAAAGAAAACTTTCGATTTGAATATGCACGTTGCGCGACTCCTCATGGATGAGCCCTTCTTTGCGGCTCTTTCGCGTCGCATTAATAAGGTGTCGTCCACCTTGTTGCCAACTGCTGGTGTGCGTGTCAATCCTGATACAGCGCAATTCGAGATGCTTTACAATCCTGAATTCTTTTTGAAGCTGAGCGATGCTGAGCGAAAAGATGTTCTAAAACATGAGTTTTACCACTTGGTCTTTGAGCATGTAACTAGCCGCAAACCAGAAGGCATTAACCCGCTTACTTGGAATTTTGCCACAGACCTTGCAATTAATTCGCACCTGGAGAACCTCCCTAAAGGTTGTTTAAAGCCAGGACAAGGCCCCTTTTCTGATTTTCAATCAGGTCTTTCCGCTGAAGCATATTTGAACCTTCTTCAGAAAAAACAGGAAAACGAAGACAAAGGAAAAGATAATAATTCTGACGATGGCGAAGAAACCAACGAAAAAGATGATAGCTCTGGTAATAATGCACAAGGTAACGGAAATGGAGAGGGTTTTGACGACGGTCAATTTGATTCTCATGAAGGTTGGGGTACTGCTGATTCTACTACTGAGGAAATTGCAAAAGAGCGTCTAAAAGAATTTGTTAAAAAAGCAGCAGAAGAAGCAAATAAAAGTAATAATGGCTGGGGCAGTGTACCTGCTAATTGTCGGCGCAATATTATGGACCGATTGAAAACCCACGTAGACTGGAAAAAGGTTTTGCGATATTTTGTTAAGACAAGTACACGCGCCAATAAGAGAAATACTGTTAAGCGTTTGAATAAACGCTATGCTTACATTCATGCTGGCAGCAAAGTGACTCGCCGCGCCAATATTGCTATTAGTGTTGACCAGTCTGGCTCTGTTGACGATGAGATGCTGAAGGCATTTTTCAGCGAGTTGAACAAGCTTGCAAAGCTTGCTTCCTTCACTGTCATCCCTTTCGATACACGAGTCGATGAATCTCTTATTTATGAATGGAAACAAGGCCAGAACCACAAAACAGAGCGCGTCATGTGCGGTGGAACGTGTTTTAACGCTCCGACTGAATACGTAAACAAACATGGTTTCGATGGTCACCTTATTTTGACAGACCTCATGGCACCGAAACCCAAAGCATCGAAATGCCAACGCATGTGGATGACTACGAAATATTATGCAGAACACCCATACTTCAAAACCAATGAGCGCATTTTGGCAATTAACGTGTAAAGAGTGAAAATAATGTTTGACAGATATCCTAACACATGAGGAAACATGAACGATAATATAAAAGATTGGTTGACAGCTACAACAATTGTGGCAGGCGTTTACGGCGTAGTCGTTGTTTTGCTGGCGATAGGCGCATATTATTTGCTGCCGTATTAAAAAACTTCTTGACAAACCC